CCTGAAGGCGGCCGTCATTCCGGTGGTGCTGCATTATTCCACGGCCGACCCGCTCGGCTGAACCCCTTCGACAAGGAGACCGACATGGCACGCGCCCAAGGGGCGCGGGCGCGGATGGCGCTCGCGTTCGAGACGACCTATGGCACACCGCCCGGCAGCGGTTACACCCGGATGCCCTTTGCCAGCGCCACGCTCGGGGCGGAACAGCCGCTGCTGAACTCGGAGCTTCTGGGTTACGGCCGTGATCCTCTTGCGCCCATCAAGGATGCAGTGACCGCCGATGGCGATGTAGTGGTGCCGATCGACGCCGAGGCCTTCGGCTTCTGGCTGAAGGCGGCCTTCGGGGCGCCGACCACCACCGGAAGCTCGCCCGGTCCATATACCCATACGTTCCAGTCCGGCAGCTGGACCCTACCCAGCATGGCGATCGAGACCGCCATGCCCGAGGTGCCGCGATACGCCATGTATTCCGGCGTGGTGCTGGACCAGCTCAGCTGGCAGATGCAGCGTTCGGGCCTGCTCACCGCCACCGCGCGGCTGGTGGCGCAGGGCGAGACGGTGGCCACGACCAGTGGCGCGGGAACACCGACGGAGCTCGACCTGATCCGTTTCGGGCATTTCAACGGCTCGATCAAACGCAATGGCACAGCACTCGGCAACGTGATCTCGACCGAGATCACCTATGCCAACAATCTCGATCGGATCGAGACCATCCGCGCCGACGGCATGATCGACGGCGCAGATCCCTCGATCGCCGCGCTCACCGGACGCACCGAGGTGCGCTTCGCAGACAGCACGCTCGTCAGTCAGGCGATCAGCGGCACGCCCTGCGAACTGGAATTCGCCTACGGCCTGACCTCGGGCCAGAGCTTCACCTTCACCGTCCACGCCGTCTATCTGCCGCGCCCGCGGATCGAGATTTCCGGGCCGCAGGGCGTGCAGGCCAGCTTCGACTGGCAGGCCGCGCGCGACGCCGCGCTGGGGCGGATGTGCACCGCCGTTCTTATCAACGACATCGAAAGCTACTGACCATGATCCGTCTCGACCTTTCCAGCGGGCCGAAATGGCTCGATCTGGGCCCCGGCCTGCGCCTGCACCTCCTGCCCGTCACAACCGCGATCATGGTCGCCGCGCGCAACGACCCAGTTGTCGAGGCGCTGCCCGAAGGGGCGAGCAAAGAGGAGCAGGCGCTGGTCATGGCGAAGGCGGTCGCCCGCCGCGTGGTCACCGGCTGGGAGGGTGTCGGCGATGCCGACGGCAATCCCGTTCCCGTCACCCCGGAAGGGATCGACGCCCTGCTGGACATCTGGCCGGTATTCGAGGCGTTCCAGACCCGCTGCCTCACGCCGCATCTGATGCTGGACGCGGAAAAAAACGCCTCCGCACCCTCGCCGAATGGCACTTCGGCGGGGGCGACCGCTACTGCGAAGCCTGCCAAGGCCCGTGCCCGGACTGCCCGGGCCGCGCGAACCGGCCGCTGACGCCGGAGGGCTGGCAGGTCTGGGATCTGGCGCAGCGCCTGACCGGGCAGCTTCGCATCGCAACCGGCATGGGCGGCGCCACGGTGCTCGGCTGGGACATGGGGGCGGCACTCACTATCGCGCGGGCGCTCGGGGTCGATCCGCTGATCGCTGCCGAATGCCTGCCCGACATCGAGGCCGTGATGGTCCGCAAGCTCAACGAACAGATGGCGTCCGGTGCCCGGTCGGCGCCGGGGCCGGAGCGATGAGCCCGGCCCACAAGCCTCGTCCCGCGCGTCAGGAACAATGAGCCATGGCCCAGAAACGCGTCTCCGTCCGCCTCGTCGCCGAGGGCGGTCGGCAGGTGAAGGCCGAGTTCCAGGGCGTGGGCGACGCGGGCGAGAGCAACTTCAGGCGGATCGAGCGGCAGGCCGATGTCACCGGCGCGGTGGTGCGCCGGGTCGTGGGCATTCTTGGTGCGGCGATCAGCACCCGCCAGCTCGTCGCCTATGCCGATACCTGGACCGACCTGCGCTCGCGGGTCGATCTGGCCACCGGCTCGCAGGAAGCGGGCGCAGCCGTCATGGACCGGCTCGCTGCCATGGCGCGCCGGACCTATTCGAGCCTCGGGCAGACCACCGAATCCTGGCTCGCCAACGCCACGGCGCTGCGCGAACTGGGGCTGACGACGGCGGAAAGCCTCGATTTCACCGAGGCGCTAAACAACGCCATGGTGGTTTCGGGCGCGCGGGCGGAGCGTGCGGCTTCGGTCCAGAACGCGCTGTCGAAGGCCATGGCCCTCGGCACGCTCAGCGGCGACAACCTCAACACCGTGATCCAGAGCGGCGGCCGGCTTGCGGAACTGCTGGCCTCCGAGCTTGGCACCACCGTCTCGGGCCTGCGCAGCCTTGGCCAGCAGGGGGCGATTACCGGCGATGTCATCCGCACGGCGCTGATCGGCAATCTCGAGCTGCTGCGCGAGGAAGCCGACAGCATGCCGGCGACCATCGGCGATGCCTTCACGCTGATCGGCAACGCCGCCCTGCAACTGGTCGGGACCTGGGATCAGATGGCGGGCGCTACCTCGACGGTGGCTGAGGGGCTGATCCTGCTGGCCGACAATCTGGAGAGGCTCGCAGCCATCGGCATCGCCTTCGCGGCCTTCATGGCCGGGCGCTGGGTCGCGGCGTTCGTTGCCGCCCGTGTCGCGACCTTCAGCCTGTCGGGTGCGCTCACGCTCCTGCGCGGCGCGATCATCCGCACCGGGATCGGCGCGCTGATCGTCGGTGCGGGCGAGCTGATCTACTGGTTCGGGCAGCTCGTGAAGGGCGCGGGCGGCTTCGGTTCGGCGCTCGAGTTGATGGGCAACGTGGCGCGTGCCGTCTGGGACGGGATCAAGGCCACGCTCGGCTCTTTCGTGGACGACTTCCGCGCCCTGCGCGCCGATATCGAGGCGATCTGGCTGCGGCTGATGGCCTTCCTGTCGAACAAATGGGCAGATTTCCTTGGCACCATCGGACCGACATTCAATGCGGTCGCCGAGACGATCGGTGCCGACGCGCGGATCGACTGGTTCGGGGCGCAGTCTTATGCCTCGATGCTCGATCACGCCGCCAGCAATGCCGGCGCGATGGCCGACCGCTACCGCCGGCGCGCGGCCGAGACCAGGGCCGGAGCCTTCGATGGTGTGGGCGCGGCTATGCAGGCGCTGCGCGATGCACTGAGCGGCGGGGACGCCGAGAACCCGCTGGACGAGGCCGCCACATCGGCGGACCGGGTGACGGCGGCTCTGAACGATGCCACGGCCGCTGCCGGTCGTGCCGGAGCCGCCGGGCGCAGTGCCGGCGAGCAGACGAAGGCTGGGGCCGAGGCTGCCGCGACCGGATGGGCGGCAGTGAGCCAGACCCTGGCCGACTATGCCACGAAGGCGCGAGAGATCGGCGGCGACATCGGCAACGCCCTGGTCGGAGCGTTCCGCAGCGCCGAGAACGCGATCGGCGAGTTCGTGAAGACCGGCAAGCTGAAGTTCGGCGACCTGGTCACCTCGCTGATCGCCGATCTGGCAAAGCTAGCAGCCCGGCGTTTCATCCTCGGCCCGCTGGCAGGCGTGCTTTCCGGTGTTTTGGGCAATCTCGGCGGCGGGATCTTCGCCAACATCCTGCACGCCGGCGGCATGGTCGGTTCTGCGGGACCGGGCCGCATCGTGCCCGCGCACGCCTTCGTCAATGCCCCGCGCATGCATTCCGGGGGCTGGGCGGGGCTCAGGCCCGACGAAGTGCCTGCGATCCTGCAACGTGGCGAGCGGGTACTCTCGCGGCGAGAGGCAGCAGGTTACGGCGCCACCGCCGCGCAGACCGTCAACGTCACGATCAATGCCCGCGATGCCGAGAGCTTCCGGCAGTCCCGCACGCAGATCGCGGCGGACATCGCCCGGGCCGTTTCGCTGGGGCGGAGGGGGATGTAATGGCTTTCCACGAGGTCCGGTTCCCGGACGACATCAGCCGTGGTGCGCGCGGCGGACCGGAACGGCGCACCCAGATCGTGGAGCTGGCCTCGGGCGATGAGGAACGCAACGCCAGCTGGGCGAACTCGCGCCGCCGCTATGACGTGGCCTATGGCATCCGTCGTGCCGACGATCTCGCGGCAGTGGTCGCCTTCTTCGAGGCGCGAAACGGCCGCCTTCACGGCTTCCGCTTCAAGGACTGGGCCGACTTCAAGTCCTGCCTGCCATCGCAGGTGCCGAGCGCAACCGACCAGCAGATCGGCACCGGCGACGGCACGACGACGCAGTTCCAGCTGGTTAAGTGCTACACCTCCGGCGCGCAGTCCTGGACACGCAGCATCGCCAAGCCGGTCACGGGCAGCGTGCGTGTCGCGCTGGCGGGCATCGAACAGATGTCGGGCTGGTCGGTCGATACCACGACCGGCCTCATCACCTTCGGCTCCGCACCCGGTGCAGGCGTCGCCGTCACGGCGGGCTTCGCGTTCGACGTGCCCGTCCGCTTCGACACCGATGCGCTCGACGTCACCCTCGATCTCGAACGCCTCGGCTCGATCACTTCCATCCCGCTGCTGGAGATCCGCAGATGAACGACGAGACCGGGTTCCTCGCCGCGGTGCTGAAGGAACTCGCAACATCGACGGCGGTGATCCTGGCCGCCTGGGGTGCGCTCGGCGGGGCGACCAACGCACTGACCACGAGGATGCGCCTGCGCGATGCGCTGCGGCACATCCTGCTAGGCGGGTTGATCGCGGCTGGAATGGGCAGCCTTTCCATGGCGCTCGTCACCAGCTGGCTGGGCCTGCCGCCCGAGGCGATCCCGGCCGGGGGCGCAGCAGGTTCGGCGGCCTATCTCGTTGGCGTCTTCGGCCCCGCCTTCATCGAACTCGTCCTCGCCCGGCTACGTGGGGCGAAGAAAGGCGACGGCGATGCATGAGCTTCTCCGCC